TGGTTCAACAGAAAATGTAAGATATGAAATTGCAAATGTTGATTCAGGAAGTGGTACATTTAACCTATTAATTAGAAGAGGGGATGATACTACAAATAGAAAAACAATCTTAGAATCTTGGACAGATTTATCATTAGATCCAAATTCACAAAATTATATTGAATCAGTAATTGGTAATCAAACTAAGAACTTTGCTACTGATGGTGATTCAAATAGATTTATTCAACTACAGGATCTTACGTTAATAACAGCCGTTACGTAAGAGTATCTTCAGTAGGTTTACCAACATTAAATTATTTAGATAATGATGGTAATTTTAAATCAGAATATACTTCATCATTACCTCAAATAGGTAGTGGTTCAAATGAAGGAGCAATGACAGGTGGTACAGGTAATGTATATGGATTAGGTGCTAATGGAAATACAAGATTAAAAATGTATGATGAAATAGATGTTTCTTCAATCCAAGGATTAGAAGGAGCTTACTATACAGCATCATTAACTTTATTACAAAATACTGACGAATATGATTTTGAAATATTATCTATACCAGGTGTAACAATCCAAAATGGGTCAGCCGCTACAAATGCAGCAATTGATTGTGTTACACAAAGAGGTGATGCTATTGCAGTAATTGATACAAGAGATTATGGTTCAACACTAAACCAAGTAGTAACTAATGCATCATCAGTTGATTCAAGTTATACTGCTACTTATTGGCCTTGGGTTCAAGTATTAGGAACTGAAACTGGTAAACTAGTTTGGGCACCAGCTTCAACAGTAATACCAGGAGTTTACGCTACAAACGATAGAATAGGTGCTGAATGGTTTGCTCCAGCAGGATTTAACAGAGGTGGTGTAGGTGGTGTAATTACAACAGAAAGAAAATTATCTCCAGCAGATAGAGATAAATTATATTTAGGAAAAGTTAACCCAATCGCTCAATTCCCAGGAAATGGAACAGTAGTATTTGGTCAGAAAACATTACAAACAGCAGCTACTGCTTTAGATAGAGTAAATGTTAGAAGATTATTAATAGAACTAAAAAGAGTAATTGGTAACATTGGAAACACATTATTATTTGAACAAAATACAGCAGCAACTAGAAATAGATTTGTAAATCAAGTAAACCCATACTTAGAATCAATACAACAAAGACAAGGATTGTATGCTTATAGAGTAGTAATGGATGACACAAATAATACAGCTGAAGTGATTGATAGAAATCAAATGGTAGGACAAATATTTATCCAACCAACTAAAACAGCTGAATATATAGTATTAGACTTTAATGTAACGCCAACGGGAGTTGAATTCTAAAAACTTAAAAAGGCAATATTTATAATAAACAATAGAAAATGGCAGTATTAGACCCTAACGAAATAATGTTCACCGCCTTTGAACCAAAAGTTCAAAATAGATTTATACTATATGTAGACGGTGTACCTGCATATTTAATTAAAAATGCTACAGCACCTGGATTTGAAGCAGGTGAAATCATTCTTGATCACATGAATGTGTATAGAAAAGTGAAAGGAAAAGTCAGATGGAATGATATGACTTTAGGTCTATATGATCCAGTAACTCCATCAGGAGCTCAAGCTATAATGGAATGGGCAAGATTAGCACACGAGAGTGTAACTGGTAGAGATGGATATTCAGATTTCTATAAAAAAGATTTAACATTAGATATATTAGGTCCAGTAGGAGACGTAGTAAGCGAATGGGTTATCAAAGGAGCTTACGTTAAAACTGCTACATTTGGTGAATATGATTGGTCAGCTGACGCAGCTGTCAACTTAGATATCACTATTGCAATGGATTATTGTATATTAAACTTTTAATTACCCAACCCTCCATACCTTTGAGAATGGTGCCTTTTTTGGCACCATTTTTGTTTTTTATATATTTATATCCGTAAAAAAATAAGTTTTAAAAGTATGGAAGAAAAAGTTACAGAATCAAAATTTAAGTTCCCAACCGAAATTATTGAATTACCATCTAAAGGATTAATATATCCTAAAGATAATCCATTATCGTCTGGTAAATTGGAAATGAAATATATGACTGCTAAAGAAGAAGATATTTTAACTAACCAAAATTATCTTGCTAAAGGTATTGTATTAGATAAATTATTAGAATCATTAATAGTAACAAAAATAAATTATAATGATCTAATTACTGGTGATAAAAATGCCTTATTAATAGCATCTCGTGTGTTAGGTTATGGTAAAGATTATGAATTTAAATATGGGGGAGAAACATTATCAATTGATTTAACTACATTAAAGGATAAAAATTTAAATCCTAAAGATTTAAAAGAAGAAGGTGTAAATGAATTTGATTTTACTTTACCATTTTCAAAAAATTCACTTACCTTTAAATTATTAACACATGGTGATGAAAAAGCTATAGATAGAGAATTAGAAGGTTTAAAAAAAATAAAAAAAGATTTAGTTCCTGAATCAACTACAAGATTAAAATATATAATTACTTCAATTGATAGTGATAGAGAAAAAAAATCTATTAGAGAATTTGTAGATAATTATTTATTAGCTAAAGATGCTAGAGTATTGCGTGAAGAAATCCGTAAAGTTTCACCTGATGTTGAACTTAAATATTACGGAGAAGATGTAGAGGAGGGCATCGATATACCAATTTCCCTTACCTTTTTTTGGCCTGACAGCAGAGTATAGATCAGGTTTATTCTCTCAAATTCACGAAGTAGTATTCCATGGTCAAGGTGGTTATGATTGGCATACTGTTTATAATATGCCTATTTGGCTTCGAAACTTTACTTATAAAAAATTAGAAGAACATTATAAAAAGAAAGAAGAAGCTCAAAATAAACAAAGCAATACATTAAAAAACGATTCAAAAATACATAAGCCGGATATAAATCCATCTAATGTATATAATAGTTCAATGCCTACTAAAAAGTAGGCATTTTTTATATTTATATATGATAAATTTATTATATGGCTTCTAGAGACCAATTAGAAAGACAACGAGAACTCAATAGATTAGAGAGAGAAAGAGCAGGCATTTCAGATGCTATGGCTGGTGATATACGTCAAACTAGTAATGTTATTAAAGAACAAACTAGATTTCTAGGGTTACAAAAAACTGAAAAAGAAGAAATACGTAAGCTTAATAGGGAAATAAACCAACTAGCCCGAGATAATTTCGACATAAGCCTTTCAGAATTAGCAAATCAAAAAACTCTTACTAAAATAGCTAGTGATAAAGAGAAAATTGATAAAAAAATAACTAGACTTGGACGTCTTTCAAGAGATTTAGCAAAAGAACAAGGTAAAGCTGCTAAAGAATTATCCATAACATTAAGTGAACAAGTTGATGATTTAACTCTTTTTAAAAATGAATTAAGTGGAATTGAAAGAATAGCAAAAGATGTTCAAGAAGCTACAGGAGTTAAAGCATTTGCTGGAATAGCTACATTCATTAAAAGCATCCCCGGGTTAAGCCAATTTGCTGGACCTTTTCAAGATGCATCAGATTCTATTAAAGATATTGCTGTTGATTTAGAAAGACAAAGGAAAGACCTTGAATTCATGTTTGATACTGGGGTGGGTCTTACTCAAGAAAAAATAAAAGAATTAGGATTAGAAAAAGAATTAGGAACTCTTGCTGGAACACATGCAAGGGATAAAATTAAGGAACTTGGTTTAGATAAAAAAATAATAAAAGGTTTAAATGTTAAAGGCCAAGTTCAGAAAAGGGTAAATGAACTTACGGCAAACTTTGGAAAAACTATATTAGGAGGTATTGTTTTAACAAATTTATTTGCAGTAAATAAAGCCCAAGCCGAATTTAGAAGAGAAGTAGGAAGAGGAGTAGATATAGTTGATACATTAAATGGTAGGTTAATTTCAACTACTGATTTTGTAAAAACAGCAACAGATTTAACAAAACAGTTTGGATTTAATGCTACTGCTGTTTTTAGTAATAATAATCTTCAAGTAGCTTCTGAGTTAACAAACCTTATGGGGTTAACAGCAGAAGAAGCTGCTAATTTTGCAAAATTCTCTCAAACTACAGGTACTAATTTAGACCAAAATTTAGAATTAGTTGTTGATCAAGTAGGAGCAATAAATGTATCTAATAAATCTGCAGTTACCCAAGCACAAATTTTTAGAGAGATAGGTAAAACCTCATCATCAATTGCATTAACATTTCAAGGTAATACACTTCAACTAGCAGAAGCTGCTCAAAATGCATTAATATTAGGTCTAAATCTACAACAAGTAGATAGTATTGCATCTAACTTATTAAATATTGAATCTTCTATTGCAGCAGAATTTGAAGCAGAAGTAATTTCAGGTAAACAATTAAATTTAGAAAGAGCAAGGTTTTTTGCTTTAACTAATGATTTAAATGGATTAACAAATGAGTTAAAAAATAATCAAGAAGCTATAAGCTCTTTTGCTAATGGTACTAGAATAGAACAAGAAGCAATTGCTGGTGCATTAGGAATGAGCCGTGAAGAAATGGCTGATATGATATTCCAACAAAGATTACAACTTGGTATAACGGATGAGCAAGCTAGAGCTACTTTAGGATTAAATAAAGCAGATTTTCAAAGACTATCAGCACAAGAAAGTATAGCTAAATCAATAGAAAAAATAGGATCTAGTTTAGCAGTTGGTTTAGAGCCTATATTAGCTCTTGTAGCAGAACACACTGATAAAATTGCAGGGTTATTTACTGTATTAGCTGGTATTAGTTTAATATCTTTAGCCAGACAAATAACAATGATGATCCCAGGTCTTATAGGATTGGCAGGNGCATCAATGGGTATAGGGGGAATTGCTGCAATAGTTGGAGGTATAACAGTAGCTTCATTGGCAGCAAGTAAATTATTCCAAGCCGGAGATGCAATTATCCCTGCAGGTAAAGGACCTATTATTTCAACTAGAGAAGGTGGATTAATACAAGGAACAGCAAATGATGATATCATAATGGCACCCGGTGTTGCTAGAGGAAGAAATGCTGGATTATCATCTAGTGATATTAATGCTATCGCAAAAGCAGTAAGAGACGGAGCATCACAAGCACAAATTAACTTAGACGGTGGTAGGGTATCAAATAGATTACAACCGTCATTAGCAGTTAATACAAGGAAATATTCAATATAAAATATTTATAATAAATAAAATAATTAATTATGGCAATTTTAGGAACACAAGTAACATCTACATTAAGTACAAAAGGTGAAACACAAAATAATTTAGATAAATTATCTAATTCTCAATTACACGATGAGTATTCTATTAATGGTAACCCAAATATAGATAATAAACCAGTACCATCTGCATTAGATTTAGATGGTATAACACCTTTAAAGTACGTAGATAACTTACCAAAATAATGTTAAAAGATCTAACATCTAATCTTACCGACTTAAGGTATGATAAAGATATTAGAGGTGGTGGATATTCAGGACAACCTTTTATAAAAAGAAGTGCTCCTAAAACTAAAAACCAACTAAACTCTTTATCTACAGAAGCTCTTAGTTTGGATTACCCAATTCGTGGTGGTTCATATGAGGAACTTGCTGCTAGAGAAGACTTTGCTA